GTTTTTTATCTCTCAATTTCATGTATGCAGAATACTCTGTGTCAGAGGTGTTTATAATTGCATCAGAAGAGGGATCCCTATAAAGTTGGGGATTACCCTCCACTGGTATCATCTTGTCATCCATATTAGATAGAAGCGATTGCTCTCAGGTCTTTAATCTTAGGTACATATGCGGAATTACTTCCAGTCATCCAAATCTTAAGTTGGAATCCTTCAAACTGAGGTACGTGTTCAATAGTGAACTCGTAAGAACCAAAGTCATCAATAGACGACGATGATGGTACTCTAGTATCTGGATGTCCATCATTATTACTCTGGTCAATAACCTGACCATTAACGTCAAGATTTTCAAAACCAGGGAATAATTCCCAAAGAGGTTCTTGAGGTGCATCAACTCTAAAGAGTCTATATCCAACTCTAATATCACTACTTGGATGTTTGAATGCATCAAAGTAAACTTTCAGACTATCTGCAGATTTTGCCAGTTCGACAATTTTACTTAGATAAACTGCAGAAGTTGGATCTTCAGTTAGAGAATTTGCTCTAAAGTCATTTGCATAGTCCTTGATAGGTTCGTTGATTCTATTATTGATGAGAATCAAACTGACTCTATCTAGGTCAATCATTGGCGAGACAAAATCATCATCCGTGCTAAATGTAAGTTCGATTGTGAATGACTTCTTACCAGGGAAATCCTGGAGATATAGGTTCTCATTCGTTGGAGATGCAATGACTCTTGGACTGGTGAGTTCATTAGTTTCACCAATTGCACAATCCTCAAATCCCTGATCAATGTAAGCAGAAAGTGAACTATCAGGTGTAGAACCCGAGAAAGTTCTTGCCTTTGCGGTAATGTTTGTTCCTTCTGGAAGCATCATCTGGAAGTTAGGTAAGAACGCATCGTATGTGATATTTTGCGTTGCCTTTGCACCCCTATCAAGATTAGTACTCAGTGGAACTACATCATAAGAACCGCAAGATTTATCTTCTTTGAAGTAGAGTTTGGGGAAACCATTAGGATTATTATTTGTTCTATCAGTTGCCTTACCATTATTAGTACCAGCACCCCACTTGATATGATAGTTATCAAGTCCAATTGGATACTTTGTATAATCCGTGTCATTCATATTATGTGTTCTATTGATTCTTCTCAATGAAACACCAGACATTTCATATTTGAATACAGAATCTCCAGTCTCATGATCACCAGGTTTAGAAGCACCAACACCTCTGGTAATACCTGTTAATGCACCCGCTGAAGTGGAAACACCAGTATACTGAATAACTTCATCATCAACTAATACATAACCTGGATTTAGAGAATCGACTGGTAAATTTTCAAAACTTGTGAAAATACCAACAGATTCAACTGTTAGGTTACCAGTAGAGGATGCTTTGTAATTTGCAGTAAGTTGAACTGGTTTAGTATCAGGTTCAAAACCATATAGTGTAACTCTATCTTGAGTATCATACATTCCATGGTTTCTATGAGTGACCTTAAAGTGTCTACCATCTGAGAGGATACTATTAAAGGTTACATTTGCATTTGGAATACTAACAGTACTGGAAGTTCCAACATAGAAGACTTCATCCGTTGCATTAACTTCAATCTCACCCTGAATGTTGGTCAGGATGAATCCATTAAACTCTCCAATTGCACCAACTTCCTCTGGAATTGTTAAAATGAGGTTCTTACCAATTCCATCGGTTTCATCGTAGTTAATAGTAAGAGCATCACCAGAAGCATAACCAGTACCTCCAGCAGAAACTGTCGCGGCAATTGCAACTCCATTTTGTACTGAAAGTTCAACCTTACCACCAGTACCTTCACCAGTGATTGCAATTAGACTGACATTATCATATGCAGTATATGGAGTAGTAAATCCTGAACCAACTGCAGTTAGAGTAAGATCACTTCCAATACCAATAGAACCAACTACACTATCAAGAGTTGCACTAAATCCAGAATTTGCTTCTTGCAACATGGTTACACCAGGTGTCAAGTCAGTTTGTTCAGAGGAACTTAGACTTGTACCAATACCAACCAACGCAGATCTTGCGATGGTATCAGCAGGATTATTCTTAAGAGTTGCAATTTGACCATTACCCAAGTCAAGATCTGGGTTATAGAATCTAAAGGTAGTCTCTCCAGTCTTAAACTTGGATCTATAAACTGTGAACTTAAGGTCTTCCAACTGACTTGGATCCCAAGTTGCACCATTCTGAGACTTGAATAGAGAACCGAGAAGTGGCTGAGAAGAAACGATAATTTTCTCAGATTCTGGTTTATCAACTGTAGTCACATCTTCTTCACCCATTCTAGAGATGAAGACTGTATATTCATTCGATGCAGACAGAAGAACGAAACAATAGGATTGACCAGTCTCCAGATAAACAGGAGATGGGAACTCAAATGTTGTTGGAACTGTACCAGTCTTTGAAGTTTTAACATCAACTGGTTCAAGAACTACTTCACCGAATGGAAGGATTTCTGTGGTTGGTAGACCAGTTTGCATGGTTCTGATCTGTCCAGTAACAGGAAGTCCCTGTTTATCCTTGGTTCTAAAGTAGACTTCAATCTTGGAGATGAATACACCTCTTTCATCTGGAACCTCAAACGATTGTGCAAGTGGGTCAACCCATCTTGTTTGTTTGACGGTTCTATCTTTAAATGTGGTCGATGCCTTGGTTTTAGTACTCTTAGACTTCTTGGTTCTTTCATCAGTCTTGATAAGTCTGTCAACTTGTGCATTTCTGATTCTCAACGTAGTCTCTTCAATGTTCTGAAGAGTACCAGAAGCAGTAAATGTACTTTCTGCAGTACTATCGGTTGCACCAGAAATTGTACTATTTTCCTTACTTGTAGTAAGAGTAAAGGTCTTAGTTCCTGTTTCAAACGAAGGTTTAGAAGTTTGTTTTGGATCTGGAAGGAATAGAGACCCAATTAGAGTACCAGCATTGTCAGTAACAAGTCTAACGGCAGTTACTTTTGCAATTGCACCACTTGTTTTACCCTTAATCTTCATACCCTTCACGATATTGCCATAATACCCAGAAGCAGATTGAAGTTCTAGAGAAGCAGTATCAAGGTTCAGAATTGTAGAAGTACTTGAATAAGAACCTGGAATTTTTTGACCAGTCTTATATGGGTTAATAGTATATGTCTGAGATGGTTTCTTGTAAGGACCATACTTATGATTTGGTTTCGCAAGTCTAGCCTTAATTGCATGAGTTCCGCTAGAACCTTTAATATCTTCACCAATCTTGAACGTTCCACTAATCATCTGAATTTCGATGAGTTTTGGAACTGCATACTTCCTCATTAAGACATTATCAAAGAATGGGTAGAGTCTTGTAGTTGGCTTCAGTCTTCTCGCAACAAATTCAATATTTCTGGATCTCATTGTATGGAGAACTTCGGTAGAAACTACCTTTGGACCCAGTTCAACTGTTTCAAATACTTCACTTACTTTGTATTGAATACCCTCTCTAGCTTGTTTCTTAGTAGTAAGAGTAGTGACATTTGTAAACTTAGTATACTTATCTCTAAATGTAGTAGTAGTTGTAATGGGAATACCACGACCTTTAATCTGTTTTCCTTTATGTGTAGATGTACCAACCTTCTTGGATCCAACTTTAATAGAACCCATGTTCTTTTTACCGATAACCTTCTTACCAGTCCAAGTAGTTTCCCATGCACCCCATTGGATTGGAGAAAGTCCAGTATTAGTATCAATACCTAATTCTTGAATGGTAGATTCGTAGTTACCTTCTTGATCAATAGTTTTCTTAGTTTTCTTGGTATCAATCCAAGTATCCGTTGCAGGATTCATCTCAATTGCACCAATCCAGTTGACAACGTGGAATGGGTTGACATTTTCATATCTGGTTGCAAACTTATTTTCCAACCACTTTTCATGAGAATACTTGAAACAGATGACATCTCCTTTTTTAACAGAATTTGGAGTTCCAAGTTGTTCAACAAATCTCAAGTCCGCATCAGGATTAGCAGCTCCATCTGCAGTTCCAACGACAGCTTCAGATCCCAGAAGCATGTCAATCTGTGTAGAATAGTGTTGAGGTCTGAGATGACCCTCTTCCATATCAATAGAACACTTATGCATAGGATCACCAAGGGATCCAGCAGAAGTACTTCTGAAGTTATCCACAAAGAATCCAGTCTTGAATTTATCAAGACCAGTAGCACTATCTCTAAGAGTTAAGTTCTTAGTTTCACTTTCAAGAAGAGACAAAGAGGTGTAATACTCAACATTCTTTAACCTATCTTCCATTCTTGCAATATCTTGCATTCGGAAGCGTTTATGGTCTGTAAGTGCAATTGTGATGTCATTAATGTTATAAACATATGGTGGCATCTCAATAGTTGCAATCTCCAGAGCAGTAGGAACGTCTTCTGGATTTCTGGGATTCAGTGCAGGAACACCCTGTTTCAGGAAAAATTCACCATATCTGTTGACAAACAACTTATCAATTCTACCAAGGTAATAGTCATAAGATACCTTGATATTCTTGTCCCTTGAAAGGAAGAATGGAGTAGATCCATTTGCAGTTTCAAAAGTTCTAGCACTATATTCAAATGGAGATAGAGTATCTACAGCTAAATCGTAAGCTTTTACTCTTGGTCTTGCATCAAGGATTTCATTCGCTCTATAGAAATCAATGTAAGGTAGTTCCGAAGTATAAACAGATGCATCATAGGAAGAAACAGTGGTGATATCTCCATCATCACTTGGCTCAATATAAAAATGATTAAATACAATTTTTAGTTTTCTTGTTGGAGGTGTAACACCTTCTTTTCTAACTAAGAAACTATAGTCAGCATACTCAAGATATTGAGCAGGATTAAAGATAAAGTCATTTGCAATATCCTTGTCGCCTTCAGTGAATTTAGTTACATTTGCAGTTAGATTGGATTCTTGGAAAACAACTCTTTCGCCCTTAATGAAACTATTTTCATTTTGATATACAAGATCAATTTCATTACTTCCATTATTGGATACTAGTACAGCAATAGCTTCACTATCTTGACCAACAATTTGTTCACCTTGAATACCATTGAGAATGTTTGCATTTAAATTCTCAAGAGTTAGTTTTGGTAAAGTTGGCTCATTAGGACCATCAGATTCAAAAACTCCAAGAACAGTTTGTACATCTGGTACTAACAGGGAGATTTCATTATCCTGAACTCTAGTACCATAAACTCTACTATAAGTCAGACCATCACCATTTTTCTTAGCACCTGTTCCAGATTTTTGGCTATTGGAACGTTCTACATTAAGAGTGGCACATCTGTTATATACTTTATTTCTGGACTTAAGTTTATTCTTCCTAAGTGTTGCAGTAAGAACTGCAGCACCATTTTGACTCAAACCACCAAGGGTAATAGTTCTACCAGAAATAGATGCATTAGTTTGTTCTAGTCCTTCAATAGTACCATTATTATAAACGAGAGTATAATCCTCTTCATCAAAAGGTTCCAATACAACGTTTGGATCACTTTCTAGTGTTGCACTTAGTGCGTTTCCAGAAATTGTAACATCGTAAGATTTCTTGAATACAAGATCTCCCTGACTTAAATCTACAGTTGCAACATCAGCATACTCAAGTTCAGCAAACAAGTATGAATCTTTGGCATTGAATAATTCTGGAACCAATTTGAATAGATTACCAGTTTCAATATCAGAAGTAGGAAGAGCACCAATACTTACACCAGTAACACTAGTAGTAGCTTCTAGTGTAATTTCTTTTCCAGTTGCATTGACTGCTTTTACTCTGTTGAGAGTAATACTTGTTTCACCTTTTTTGTTATAAGCAAGAATATCACCCGTTTGAATACCTACACCAAATGTATTGGAAGAACATGTAACGTCAGATTCTCCACCTGCTGCTGCATTGATAGTAAAGTCAGTACCTTGAGGTGCGATTGCCAATGGTTGAGAAAGTCTAATATCGGCAGTCATATTGCCGTCGAGACTTACAAGTTGTCTTACATCACCAAAACCATAATCTCTAAAGTCTTTGACTGTTCTGCCAAGCTTTCTACCATTAACTTTTAGTGGTTCTCTCTCGTTAAAAGTTCCAGAAACTTGATATAATACCATTTGGGTATCTGTAGTAGACATTGCTGTCTTCAGATAACCACGAGCATTAGAATTAGCACCCTCAATTAATGCTGGAAGTGCAATTTCTTTACCTGCATTAATTGTAATATATGTGTAAGTATTAACGTCGTAAAGAGAAGCTACAAAAATAGTGTCAGCACCAGAATATGAATCATTCTTTAGTTGCATGTCATAGACTCTAGCAACACCAATGGGAATACCACTAGCAGTTCCTGGACTTGCAGTTCTCTTATTATAAAGTGTTACCTGACTACTACTTCCATATCCAACTTGGGTACCACCATAAACATTATTCAGTTCAATCTGATTACCAAAAGCAAAAGGAATAGTCGTATCTAGTTCTTGTTGAGTAGTTCTTGGTTTAGGTACATCAACAAAAACTGTATTGATCGTTTCTACTTCATAACCTTTTACGTATGCTTTACCAGGAGAAAGTTGAAGTGCAAGGAGATCTGGAGATGGAGTATTACCCTGTGAAGTAGTTTCATTAGGTCCATAAATGCCGTTATTGCCAAGACTATCGTTTACAGACTCTTTAGCAATAACTCTGAATGGATTTACATAATAATTACCAGATTCATCATAAGTTCTTCTAGCAAGTTCATCCGTAATCAGAGAATTTACGTTTTGTTTTTTGGTGAACTTTAAAAGAACACCATTCTCAATTCTCATCAACTCGATGAAAGCTTCATCGTTAGTATCTGTTAGAGGTTTCTTTGTGAGTTCAGTAGAAATCTTCAGTCTATCTGCACCTGGTGCAGCAAAGTTAGAGAATCCTCTAGCATTATCATATAGATCTGCGTTCTTCTGAGAAGCAACAGCAATCTCTTCGTTAATGAATAGACCAACTCTATAACTTGGAGAGTTATCGTATTGATCCAGAAGAATAGTTTGGGATTTTACATCAATGAAGAATCCTCTAATAAAATATACACCTTCTTCAATTTTTGCAGCAGAACCAGTTCTGATAGCACCAGAAACAATTGCAGTTGCAAAAGAAGAATCTTCCTTAATAATGGAAAGACCATAGTCAATGTTTTGTAGAGAAAGAAGGTTCTCACCATCTACAAAAGTATTAGTTTCAAAGTCGCCTTCTCCAGCGCTTTGATATTTTACATATAAAGTATAATTTCCTTCTTCCGACTGGGTGTCTGAAATGTAGTTTTCTACCTTCGCAGTTACACCACTAATTTCGCCCTTGATAAGTTGACCAACTAGTTTATCAATATACAAAGAAACATCGATGCCAAGGTGATTGGCATCGATTTGGACACAAGTATACTCTGGGTCGTATGCAATACTACCAGGAATGACAACTTCTCCTTCTTTGAAGAAGTGTTTACCAAACTTTTCAACCTGATTCTGGAGAATCGACTGCATCGTCGTCAATTCTCTTGCTTGAATCGGAGTTCCTGGTTTGAATAGTACTCGTTTATAATTTTTATCTACATCAAAATCGTCAAAATATGGAGAAGCATTGAGGTTCGTATTTTGTGCCATTTTCTATTAAAACTCCAGAATGATCTTGATGTCTTCTTTTTGGCTAGCGGATCTAGGGATCGGCGGTCTATTATCTATGTAGATAATTTCTCCCGACTTAGTATCATACTCTGCGGTAGAAACACCTGCAGAAAAGTCCAGTCCTAACTGGTATATTCTATTATTTATTGTGGTTGTGATACCACCAAATGTGGTATTGATCTGAAGTGCAGGACCAATTAGAGATTCACTTTCAATGGTAACACCATAACCAACATCAGGTGTTGCTGTAAACGGAATGATGTTGAATGCGGTTTCACTAGAAGCGAGACCAGTTGGTTGATAGTACTTCAGAACACCTGTTACATTATCCCAAGATGCAACATAACCAATAGCAGTTGAACCTAGTCCAACAGTCTGTTTAATAACAGAGTCAACAGCATATGTTGTCGTAGTAGTTACACCAGCAAGTTTAAGTGCATTTAGTCCACTGACAAGTGCGGTGTTTAGATTTTCTACCTGACTTCCAACAACTTTTGGATTTCTCATTACACCAACTCTAGCAAAATCATTACCCAAAATGATATCTGGGTTTGAATCGAGAGTTTCAAATCTAGAATATAATAGTACTCTATAAGCACCTAGTTCACGATAGATGTCATATCCATGTCCACCTTTTGGTGGGATAATAACTTTGAATGCAGAGAAGGATGTAGTACCTACACCAACATTAGATAGTTTTTCAAGTGGTCCAGCAGTTTCAGAACCAGGAGCCCCTGGATAGAACTGAATTGTTCCATATGTGTATCCCTTACCACCATCAGTCACAAACACTTCGGATACTTTTCCGAAGGAGTCAACAGTGATGGTTGCTTTACCTCCAGTACCATCACCCAAGATGGGTACATTTGAGAAAGAAGTGGAGATTGGCTGATAATTAGATCCTCTATTGTCAATCAAAATGGTTTCGATTTTTCCGTCAATCGCATTATCCTTGACAGAAATACTTTCACCCAAAGAGCCCCAGTTTTCGGGAACTGGAACATATTCAATAGAGTCGAACTTAACAATCTCGGATGGTTTGATCGTATAGAGGTATTTCCAAATATATCCATCTCCAGAGGTACCTGCAGCTCTGGGTTCTAGGTCAACAAATGTTGGTTCATCGAAAGATGGACGACCCTTGGGGTTTTCTGGGTCTGTTCCATTCGCCAAACAAGCATAGACTCTAAGATCATCATTAATTACGTAGTAGTTACCTTCATATAATGAAGATGAACCAGTTACAGGAGTTGGGTTATATACCGTATAATCATGTCTATACATTTCGTAGGTTTGACCAGCAACCCACTCGACTTTTCTAACAAGTCGTCTAACATCTTGAGAGGTAATTTGCTTCAATGCAATTATACTCTCCCTTACCTGGATTTCCTCTTGGAATCCATCTAAAGGTGAAGGAGGATCTGTCGTCCAATCCGCAAAACCGCCCGTTTCGGGGGCGGTTGCGTTTGGAAGACCAATAAACGTATAGTACTTATTGGTAGTGTCCCCAACTCCAGAAACACTCTTCAAAAAGTTCTCAGCGTTTAGGATTCTAAACTGGTCAGATATAATTGCAGGCATTTTGAGAAAGTTAGGTTTTTTCTATATTTTATTTATGGACTTAATAGTCCCCTTGTTCTGAATACTTTAGGTGAAGTGCTCAGTCCAGTGAGACCATCATCACGATAAGAATCAAAGTTCACAGGATTCAGTGTTGTAAGTGCTCTATTTTGATAATCATAGATCTTACCCCATGAATATCTACCATAGAACTCATTGGTACCAATACCACTGAAGTCCTCACCTCTTGCGTAGACTTGAACAAAGTTGTTGTTGTCTCCGAGAGATGGAACGAAGTGACATGTTACGGTTACGATACCCGCAGAAGCAGGTGTTACGAAATCCGCACGATATACACCATCAAGGAAACTCTTCGCTGTACCGACAACAGATGCGGGGTAATTAGCCATACCACCAGAGAGTGTGGAGATACCCGTGAGTTGAGTACCGATTCCAACATTACTATCGGTGATGACGAAGTAATCGCCCTTAGTGATCTGAGATGCAGTAACTCCATAATCATTTAGTGCGGAATAACCAACACCCAAGGTTCCATTATCATATTGTTCAGATTTTAGAACAAACTCAATTCTAGGTGAAGTGGTTCCGATTCCAGGCGTGCCCGCGAGGAAAGTATTAACACCAACGATTACGCCGTGATCACCTTCCGCCTTGATAGATCTAATATTCTCAAACTTGTAAGTATCAGATTGAACCATAACAGATGGAACATTAGTTTGAGAATATCCAAAACCACCATCAGTAACCGTGATGCTGGTTACAATTCCATTCAGAACAGAAGACTCTGCGGTCGCTCTGTGTGTAATTGGTGTTGCGTAGATTGCAGTCGCGCCGGCGCCCGCGGCAATAAATGCACCATCTGTAGAGAATCCTACATCATGGAAGATAGTTTTCAAATCATTATTCTGTTTAGTATCTCTTTCATCCCAAACAGCAAGGTCAAAGGAGTAGAAGAGTTTTCCACTATCGGTGATTGCAACATAAAGATCATCATGATATTGGAGATCAACAATGATATTAGAAGCACCGATGTTATTGTTGACAACAACGTATTGCTCTCTGGTAACAGATTTAACAATTGTTCCATTTTCGCCCGCGGCAATGAAATTAGATCCATCCCAGATAATACATTCCAAGTTCCTAATTGTTGGAGTTGGATTCTGTGACCAAATTTCTGCGGTGGAAGAATTGATAATCTTACCTCCACTACAAACACCAACGAAATAACCAAGTTGTGGACTATGTGCGACTGCATTGATGTTATTAAGAATTCCAGTGTATCTGTTGAAGAAACACGTAGATCCAATACCAGTTGCAACAAACGCAGAACCACCTGCACCAACTGCAACATACTTATCATTTAGTGGTTCGTAGATAATATCATTGATTGTACCTGTGAACGTAGTCAGGTTGGTATTAATAACACCAAATCCTGCGAGAGATTGTTGTTCAAAGATTGGAAGTCTTTCAAACGAAGTAACTGCGATATCCGATGCAGTTGCTTTCCAGATCATTGCGGATTGACCAACTGCAACAACATGATCAGTATTTCCAAGACCCGTAGAAACTACGGAGTTGAAGTGGTACGTATTACCCGCGCCCGTGACGATTTCAGAAGCAGACCATGTTTCGAGATCAAGTGAAGATGCAAATAGTGAACTATTACCAACTGCAACAAATCTTCTCTGTGCAGTTCCCTTGTCAATGTGATTGAAAATAGTGTAAGTTGTAATACCACTGATTCCACTAATGGTTCCACCTTCCCAGTTGAAGATAGGATCTTTTCTTGTAATCGCGGAAGCAGAAATTGTTACGATTGGACTTAGAGTATTTGCATAACCAACTCCACCACTGGATACTCCAATGGAGGTAATACTGGAAGAAGTGGAAACATTTGCAACCGCGACGGCACTTTCTGTTTCTTTATCTTCAATGATCAAAATGTCTCTAACATTCTCATTCAAATTATCCAACTTAGTAAAGATTGGGAATGCATTGTCTACGTAGATTGTAGTATCACCTGGTTTAATCTCATTGATAATAGTTGCATTTGGTCTGATTACGGATGTGTATTGATCTCTAGATTTGGGGAATAGTGATCCAGTAATGATCTTATCATTCTTCTGTTTTCTCCAAGTCAGAGGTCTACGCTTATCAGTATTAGTGTCGATTCCGATACTACCATAAACGAAGGTTTCTAGTTGATCAGTAGCAACAATCTTTTGTACTGTTCTATCAAACTGATCAATGTCATAAGCATCAAGACGACTTTCGTTGATTTGAATTTGATCACCAACTTTAATAGTCTTAGGTGGATCAATTTCTTCAACGTCTGCAGAAGAACCTCTGTAGTAGAGGATACTGCAACTAGATCCTTCAAGTGGTGCCTCAGTGAAGAAGATTCTAGATCCTCTAAACTCATATGCAACACCTGGGACTTGAAGAACATCATTCAGATAGATGAAGATATTATTGGTAACGTCTAGATCACTTCCATCAGGAACTCTCAGGGAGAGAATCTTCTTGACACCATCAATATTTGCACTCAAAGTAAACTTCTTCTTGAATCCGTTGAACTGATCCTCAATGCTGTTGAAAGCAATGAATTGACCAGGATAGAATCCAAAGAACTTATCAGTTTGAACTTCGGTGATCTTGAGTTGGAACTCTTCAAATTGTCTGAAGGTTGTTACGCCCGTATTTGCAGTATAGAAGTGTGGAATCGTATTGACTCCTGCTCTTACTGTGTATTGAGTGGAACTATTAACCTTTGTAACCAGGAAGTCCAGTGCTCCATCAGTACTATCTTCGGTATATCTTAGAACTCTCTGTACACTTGGTACCTTTTGAGTCATACCGACTCTTTGTGCAGTACCACCAGAAACATAAGTGTGACCAATGGTAGAAATACCCGCATTAATTACAAAGGAAGTTGTTGTACCAACACTTTCTACAAGGAAAGTACTTCCATGTGGAGAGGATGCAGGATATGCATCACCATAATCATCTGTGCCTGCGGGATATGGGAACTTAGTGGAAGAGAATCCAATATGTTCAGAAGTACAAGATAGTTCAATGTCCTCAAGGTGTACCCAATCACCAGCAGTGAATCCATGATCTTCATTTAGGGTAATTGTAGTAACACCAACGACTTCATTATAATCTAGATCATAAAGACCAATTGCACCAAATCCTTCGTATGCGTGTACGATTGTGGAGATACCTGCATTGACTCGGAAAGTATTTGCATTATCAACCTGAGTGACCTTGAAGGAGAAACCAGATGGAGAAGATGCAGGATATGCATCACCATAAGTGTTTACACCTGCACGATATGGGAACAGGGTTGAGGTAATGCCTGCATAGTTATCATAGTTTGCATCGGTACACTTCAGTTTGAGATCCGCAAGAGTTACCCACTCATTTGCGACCAAGTTATGTGCATCATGAGTTTGGATAACACAAATACCAGAACCCTGTGAGTAGTTAAATGTCGAGATACCCAGTTCGGTATAACCTGCAAATACATGAGGAATAGTAGAAACACCTGCCTGCATTGTGAAGGTAGTTACACCTGGAGAAGAGATTGCAGGGAAGACGAAACCATATGGAGCAGTTCCATCTGGGAAGATGTCTGTTGTTACTCCTGCATGTTCTTCAGTGCAAATGAACTTAACGTTGTGTAGATAAACTTCGTCAGCGGTCTTATTGGACTTAATACCCTTGACCGTGATCGCGTTAGGAGTTGCACTTACAAATGTATGTGCGCTCGTATCTGTTCCACCTGCACCAACATTGATTGTAACTTCATCACCAGTGACATCCGTAATCTCTAGGAACTTACCAGCAGCTGGATCAGTGGATCTTGGATATGTGTGGTTGGTAGCATTACCATCCAAAGCACAAGTAAATGTGAGTGAATTATCTTCTAGTCTGATGAAGTCTCCTTCTTCCAGGTTGTGTGCATAAACTGTAAGTGTGGTAAATCCAGTATGTGGACAATAGGTTGCAGTCGAAGGTGTAAGTCTTCTCTCAACATCAGAGGTGAGAACACCATGTGGATCCCAGGTAGTTACTGTGCAAATACCAGTTACGTTGTCATAAGTGAAGGACTTAATACCAACTTCATCATATCCACAAGTCAAACCAACACCAGTGATTCTTACATTATCAAGAACAGATAGATTATGTGCAGAACCAGTTGTAATGGTTGTGAATCCAGTAGTCTCATCATAGACTAGGTTTGTAATCGATAGAGAATCGGTTCTAAATCCAGAACTTTCAATAAGACCAGATGCCTTGATAACATCACCAACCTTATATCCAATACCAGGATTATCAATCTTAAAGTCAACGACACTGGAACCCTGACCAACAATTACGGAAAGACGTGCATCTTGTCCATCACCACTGGTTCCGCCAGTATATTCTGCGGTCAGATTACTATATCCTGTTGGAATACCAATTCTGATTTCTGGTAGAGATGTTCCAGTGAATGCAGTTCCTGCATTTACGATTGTCAGTCCATTTACTGTACCAGCAGCACTGACTGTTGCAGTGATTGTTGCTCCATATCCGATTGTAGACGCAATACTGACATCAGGTGCAGACTGATATCCAGTACCACCTTCGTTGATTGTAATAGTGTCAATTTGACCAAAAGCATCGATGGTGACTGTCGCAGCTGCACCAATCTTTGGTTCATATCCAAAGCTGTTGGTAATTTCAACTTTGGAAATCTTACCAGCCTTAGGTACTCCAGAGAGGAACTTCAGAGTGTTTACAGAAGGTCCATCAACTGTATAATCAACAATTGGATCCTGTGGTACATTATTAATCAGTACGATAGGATTGTTGTTGATATCAACAGCAGAGTTTACATCGTTGAAGATTGTTGTTGTCGTCTGATTTTGAGACTTAATTGCAAACTCAGTTGCAGCAACACCAGTGAAAGATAGAGAAAGGTCATCGAACAGAATGTTCTTATCTTCTGGTGTTGCTGCATCAAAGGTTCTACTGAAGACTCTACCGCCAAAGATAGAACCAGTCTGTAGACCTGCAGGTCCAATCTTACCGAATGGTGGGGATGAGAAGTGAATGACATCACCAACAATATTAAAGTCACCTGTTAGAACTGTTACCGCTGCTCCAACTGTATGTGCTGCAGCAGGTGTTCCGAATGAACCTCTTTCCAGAACAACTTCATTAGTTGCACCGACTCCGATAGACTTAATAAGTGCATATTCTGCACCAATATTCAGAACATCATTAGTTCTGACAGAAGAAACTCCAGTAGCAAGTTTAGCAATTGTAGTAGTTGCAGATCCGATAGAATTCTTAAGATCTACACTTAGAGACTTAAATCTCAGTGGAGTCTGAATAATACCATCGATAGTAATAATCGAACTTGCATTTGGATCCTTATATTGAACACTATAAGTACCAACACCGACATCAGTTACATCGATGAAAGTTGCGGTGGTAGAAAGACCAAATAGTTTGATCTGATTATCAGTAACCTTGAAGCAATATACCGTAGAAGGCATAGTCTTCGCACCCATTAGTGTTGGGGTAATTGTAATATCATCGGTAGAATCTGTACCACCGATACCTGCCTGAGGAATTGTAATTACAGAAGTTAAAGCATATCCAGAACCACCATTGACAACATCAACATTACTGATGTATCCAGAAGAACCTCTGGTGACATTGAAGATTGCACCAGTACCACCGGCAGGATCGGTTCCTGCAGTGACATTGGAATAAGATTGATTTGCCTGAGTAGCGACCGCAGAAGGTCCAGTCTTAGTAACGACGAAAGTCAAATCGTTTGCAGGAGACGCTGCTTGCATCTCTGTTCCAGCAATTGTGATTGTATCACCTACTGCGTATCCACTACCACCCGCTGTTGGTTGAATAGATGTAGAGATAGGAACACCAGAACCATCATAGTTAATTGATACTCTAAACTCTGCGTCTGTTCCAGTACCACCATTAGATCCAATACACTGAACAAATTGTGTAGTAGCATTAGCGGAAGTTGCATCAGTTGTGGAGATGCCACTAATAGTTCCAGAGATTGCAATGTTATATCCATTTTCAAGAACTGCCGTACCACCGAAGGTGTCGGAGATGTTCATTACAACATCGATAGTTGCATCTTCGACGAAAGAAGTTGTTCCAATACCAACGTCATCACCATTCTCCTTAACGAAGAGAAGTTCTTGACCAGTTTGGAAATTGTGGTTAGCAATGTTAATAATGTTGTTGGCGATATCAAATGCACCCTCACTGAAGACATGCTTGAATAGACTTGTGTTATTATTCTTAAGTCTGAATGTAGATAGTCCAACTGCAATTCCACCTCTAGTCTTAGAAGGATAATAAATTTCTGGTGCAACAGCTGTACCAAATCCAATAATTCCAGTAATAATTCCAACATAATTTGCAAGAGATTGTCTTACATCGGCACAATCTGCAGTACCAAATCCAACTGTAGGAATTCCTGCAAGACTGCTGTTTCCAATTGCAACTGTTAGGATACCGACTAAGGTATCAATATCAGTTTGGATGTCAGCATAATTGCTAGGATCAGTGTTTACCCCAGTTACTGGATCAATAGGAATTCTTAGATCCTTATAGTTCAGTTGATTGGTGATTGCATCTTGCATATAGTCCGCAGAGGACTCGAAGATGTAGATAGATTCATTTTCTTCACCAATAAGACCATCAAGTTTTTGAGTACCATCTGGTTTGAAATAGAACTTGGTATTTCTTACTGTATGTTGATTAGTGTCATATGCAATGTCCTGTGCAACACCATCAACAATGTATTGAAGATCGCGACGACACTTCAGACCACCTGTGGTGTATGTTCCAACATTTGCAGTTGGTAAACCGATTGTGGATCCAGCAGAAATTACGTCAACTGTAATTTGAGTTAGAGTTGTGAGAGTTTGTTGAACGTCTGCACAAGCAGCGGTAGATGTAATTGCAACATTAGGTCCACCACTACCAAAAGTGGAAGGTCCAACAGGTGCGGTTAGATCTTTAATGGTTAGTTGGTTAGAAACCGCCTTCTCCATGAAGATTCTAGCCTGACTGAATGCATAGATGGTCTGTGCCTCTTCACCAACAAACGTGCGTTCTGGATCGGTGATTGGATTACCAGCACCATCAAAATAGAAACCAGAGAAATCTCTAGTATAAGTGTTACCACCAAGGAAGGTATCAATGGAAACTGCATCAACCAGTTTACCCATTTCACGTTTGTACTTGTCTTCCTTATTACTAATACTATTATAGATTAGAACTGTTTCATCCCATGCCTCATCAATGATTTCCTGTCTGTTATTTTGAATCATTCCATAGGAACGAAGATATCTAGACTTCGCTTCAGTTTGAGGAGAACCAGGGAAGTAGAAGTTAGGATATGCCTTAGAAACAGATGCAAGAGACTTGTCAAGAATTTCTTCTTTGTTGAAAACAATCAGGTCTCTGGAATCTTTGTTTCTGTTCAGATAGAAGTTTGCTGGATCATCAATAACCTCAAAGTTAAATCTCTGTTTGACTGCAGTCTGATAGAGAGTAGGAGGAGTTTGATTATTGATTACATATTGACCAATAAACTTGACATAGTGATATGCATAAAGAGTCTCAGCTGTTTCATTTGCAACATAAGAAACACCTGCATCCCAATAGGTTAAACCTGCTTCGACAGACTTATTATTAGAATTATACTTAAGATCATGTGCAACTGCATCGACAATAAATCCAGTATCTCTTAAACACTTCTCTCTACTATAAGTTGTACTCAATCCAATATTTGGATAGTTGTACTCAACTTTAGCAACAACTTCTTCTTGAATGAATTCTCTATTCAATCCAAGTAAATCTGCAGCATCTGCATATCTACCTCTAAGTTGTTGGGTAACAGTTCCATCAAACTGATTTGAGATATCATCAACTGCAAGAACTTTATTTGTTCTGTTAATGATATATGGTTGCAGTTCTACACCCTCAGGGAAGAAGACCTTTTTAACGCTTCCGTCTTCAAGAGGTTCATCTTCATAAACAAGACCGAAATTAGTCTTATCGAAGAAACTCATTTCACTATCAATATTAACACTCAAAGTAGGTGTAGTATCTGCAAGAGTAACTTTCATCGAAGTTGACTTTGCAATACCAGAATTTACTTCTGCAAGTGTTGGTTGAGTTTCAATATTATAGTTGGAGAACTCTTTGAATCCAGATGGATGGACAATAGATTTAACAGATTCCTTCCAAGTAGAATATGGGATAGTAGACTTCAGTTCATAAGAGAACTTCTGGAAGTAATAGTTATCAGAAATACTTTGTAGGTAATCATTTAGAATACCAGAAGACATATCTGCAACTTGAGTCTTGGTTCTAGAAACACCAAGATTTGCCTTCAAGGTAAAAGTATTAAAATAATCTACAGTTCCAATAATCTTGGAGTTTTCACCTCTTAGTTTGTCATTGACAAATAAGTTACCGATAGAGTTGTTAATTCTGAGTTGGTTGACATCATTGTCCCAACCATTCTCCATTACGTTACCACTGAAGAATTGTGCAGTAACTTTCTCCCCAGACTGATATCTAACATCATCACTGAGAACCATATTAAAGACAGGCATGTCTTTTTTGTT